TGAAGATTCAGTAGTTAAAGAGATTATGGGTGCTGACGGTGAAAAGGAACTTGCTAAAGAAGAAATGGCGACTGAAGAAGAAGTAGTAGCTGAAGTGATTGAAGAGGTAGTATCAGATGTTGTTGAATCTGTCGTTGAAGAATCAATGGAAGAGGAAGGAACAGTTGATGTAGAAGCTATCGTAAAAGAAATCGCTGACGCTTTACAAACTGAAATGGGCAAAATGAAGGAGAAAATGGCTGAATTAGAAGTTAAAGTTAAGGAAATGGAATCATTACCTGCAGCTGAAGCTACTATCGTTAAACCAAGTGAAACTGGATATAACAAAGCTAAGTTCTCTACATTTAATGTTGAAGAAGCTAAAAACGCTGAACGCATTAAAATGGAAATTGCCGCTATTAAAAATCGTAAAAAATAATTATTAAATTAAATTGAAATGGCATTAGACGTATCTGCTTTATCAAACTTTAACAACGAGGTAGCTGGCGAGTTACTTGTTAAAGCTGTTTATGGTGGTTCCACTATGGAATATATCACTGTAAAAGAGGGCGTTAAGTATCAAGAACCAATCAACCTTATGGAAGTAGACCTCTACATCCAAAACGGTACTTGTGTTAGCACACCATCTGGTTCTTTAACTTACACCCAACGCAACATTACTGTTTGTCCACGTACTTCTTTCGACGGAATCTGTTTGAAAGATATGGACAAGAAATACTTAGGCATCGCTGCCCTCGAACCAGGTTCATACAATGAAACGTTCGCTATGGCAAATGCTTACTCTGGATTATTGGTTAACCAATTCCAAAAGGCTAACGACCAATTCCTTTGGCAGCAAGTATCAGGTTCAGCTTCATCATTCGGTGGAACTTGCGAATCTGATGGCTTAAAAACTATCATCTCTGGTTCTACAGCAGGTGTTGTATCTGCTGGAAATAGTGACTACACATTAGCTAACCTCGAGACTATGCTTGCTGCATTGTCAAGCGACGTTGCTGATAGAGAGGACCTGACCTTCTTTTTAAGTGTCTCAGGTTTCCGTCAGTTGATTTCTAACATCCGTACACAAAACAACTTCTGGTTTGACCCAGTATCTGTTTCTAACCGCGGTGGTATCCTTGAAGTAGGTATGCCTTTCCAAAACGCTAAAATCGTTGGAACTGTAGGTTTACAAGGTTCAGGTCGTATCGTATTAGGCCCAGCTAAGCAAATCGTTGCTGGTACTGACCTTATGTCTGACTTCTCTGAATTCCAGCTTTGGTATGACATCAACACTGACCAATTGAAGCACAGAATTTCTACTAAACTTGGTGTAAACGTTGCATTCCCAGAGTTTTGGGTTTCTAACGACGTAGCCTAATATTAACCCTTAAAACCAGAATATTATGTCAACTTGTGATATTACTTCAGGATTTACCCTCGGCTGTAGAGATAACGTCGGCGGTATTACAAACCTTTACATCTTATCTGGTTCAATCACCAGCGTTGCAAACGCAAGTGAAGGGTTAATCAGTGGAATCACTGGTTCAGGTGAATTCTTCAAATTCGAGTTATTCCGTCAAACTTCAGATTTTAGTGAGGCAATCACTTCAACCCCTGAAAACGGAACTGTATTCTATGAACAAACTGTTAACGCAGTATTCTTCAAGTTACAGTCTTCTACTCGTAACCAAGTTAAGGTATTAGCACAGAATCCAGACCTAAAACTTATCGTTGAAACTAATAACGGAACAGTAGATGGCGTAGGTCGCTACTGGTTATTAGGTCAAGATAGAGGTATGCAATTATTAAGTGGCACTGGTGCTACTGGTACTGCATTTGGAGACTTAAACGGCTATAACTTAGCCTTCACAGGTCAAGAACCAAACCCAGCAAGTGAAATCTCTGGTAGCTTATCAGCTGCTATGTCAGGTATCACTGTTGGTTAATAACTAAAAATTGGGAAAGGGGTTACGTTTCGGCGTGACCCCTAACCTAATATTTCGTACATTATGCTACAGTTCAATAAATCGCAACTTACTAACACTAATGCTGTTTACATTGATACAGTAAACACATCAAGTGGTTATTATGATACGTTAACTATTGTTTATAGTCAATCGTGGGATAATAGTAATGGAACATTTGATGTTACTACTACTTCAGCCCCTACACAATATAACAATTGGTTAGCATTTACTAATACCGGAAGTGTAGTTCCATCACCAAGTGGACAATATGATATTGGTGTTTGGATTAAACAAGAAGTAGCTGCTATATGGAATCAAGTAGCTGTTGCTTGGGATGCCTATAATGAAACGTGGGAAACAGCAGGTGATAGTTTACCTGTAACCCTACTTTATAGCGATAGGGCTTACATAAGTGGTTCGAACGAATCAAGCATAACCCAATATGTATCAGCCGACGAAAATGGCACATATACAACATACAATGGATAAAAAATTAAAATTCGCAAACATTACTCGTGAAAATATGAATCGCGTCAATATTAAAGAGGACGTGAATAAAGAGTATGTTAAGTTCGGTGAATACAATGATTTCCCAGATGAACTAATTAACTTATATAATAACTCTTCTATCCACAATACTTGCGTAAACGCTGTTGTTGATGGAATAGTAGGCGAAGGCTTAACAGCTGACCCATCTTGGGTATTAGATGTCGCCAATTCTACAGGAGAATCTTGGAATGACTTATTAAAAAAAGTTGCCGTTGATTTCAAATTGTATGGTGGATTTACTTTAGAAGTAATCTGGAACAAAGCACGTACTAAAATAGCTGAAGTATATCATATTGATTTTAGTTGGGTTCGTGCACGTGAAAAAAATTATAGAGGAATCTGTCCAGGTTACTATATTTCAAATGAATGGTCTACAAAATATCGTTTTTCAGGATATAATGTAAAAGACTTACCATACCTACCTGCTTACAATCCAAGTAAAGCAGTAGAAGAACCTAAACAACTTTATGTTTACAATCCATATCGCCCAGGTCAAGGTTACTATCCATTGCCTGATTATGTAGGTGGTTTGCGTGTGATTGATATTGATTGTGAAGTTGATAACTTCCACGTAAATAATCTTAAGAACGGTTTATCTCCAAGTCTTATGATTACTACATTTACAAATGCTAACGAGGATGAAAGAGAAGCAATTGAAAGAATGCTTCAATTACAATATAGTGGAACTAATAACGCAGGTAACTTATTATACCTTGATTTAGATAGTCCAGAAAATGCACCACACGTAGAACAAATTGGTAGTAATCAAACAGATACTTATTATACTACTATCAACGATATGGTAATGCAAAAAATCCTTACAGCACATAGGATTACATCACCTGAAATCTTAGGTATCAAAACACCAAACAAATTAGGTTCTAAAGGAGAAGTAACAGAAGCATATTTACTATTTACAAATACTGTTCTTCGTCCTTTCCAACAAGACATTCTACAAGTATTCGAAGATTTACTTGAAATGAAATACCCAGAGTTAGATATTACTTTAGGTATTCAACAAATTAAACTATTCAACGATGGTGAAGAAGAAACTGATGTTGTAACTTCAATCGACGCTGAAGTAGGTGAAGATGCTGGATTAGAAGCTGATATCGAAAAAGCAGATAGAACAGCAGGAGGAGTTGCTAACGAAAATCAACCAATAACCGAATTACCTTTAGCATAATGACTACTACATTTATCATATCAGAAGCTAAACTACGTCAATTTACAGATATCAATGATTCTGTAGATTCAGCGTTAATTAAAAATGCTGTTAGAGAGGCACAGGATATTGCTTTACAACGTATTATTGGTACTAAATTATACCAATCATTACTATCACAAATCGATGCTGGACCAGTATGGACAACATCATATTATCAAACAATAGTAGATGATTATATACAGGACTTCTTGTTATACGCCGCCTATTGGTATGCTTTAGAGGCAATTTATATACGCCCACGAAATAACGGATTATTAACACCAACTGGTGGTGAAAATAGTATCGAAGTAGATAGAAGCTTATTTAACGTAAAGCGTCAAAGTGCTGAAAATAAAATGGACTACTATGCTGAACGTTTAACTAACTATATTTCAGAGGAACAAGCTAATTTCCCTGAATTAAATTCAGCAAACAAATTATACGAACAATGGCCTGATTATGGTAATCAAACCAAATCACCTGTTGTATTCAAATACCAAAATAGAGTTGGTGCCCACTATCAATGGGCTAAGGAAGCAGGATTACGCATTACCGATAGTAAGTACAAACAATACCCTTGGGGTTCAAATATAAAATAAGATGGGACAAAACTTAGGACCGTTAAACATTAAAGACACATACCAATCGCTGGTACAAATCAGTGGTTCGGTATTAACTGATGGTAGTGGTAG